TTGAAAGCTTTAGCAAGCGCAATAACCTGTTCAGATGGATTACGTTTGAAGCATTGATCTCTGAATACCGTAAACATTATGTCAGCAAGCTCATCGTGAAGGTATTCTTGATAATCACAATTTTCAAAAGCCTCATAAGCTTCATCTGAGACCTTGAAAGTCACATTGATTGATAACTCAGCCATTTGCTACCACCATTGTATCATAATATTTTTCATAATCAAAAGCTTCACTATCAATATCTGCATTGATGCCATCTACAACATTCTGCAGATCTGATATAATCCTGCTGTCAGTATTCTCATACTTCTTCCATGAAGTAATGAGTTTTTCTAACTGATCCATAATTTCATAACGGTCACTGAACATCATACTCTCCATAATTTATATTATGATAATACCGGAACTCTGATATAATGTCAACTTAATTTCTTAGCGTCGATAAGATGCTCGATTCCAATACCCAACATACGGATCCGAAGCATGTTCAACTCTGACTCATCTTTTACATTATCATTAATCAGATTTGAAATAAATGTCTCGAGATATCCAATCGCATAATCTTTGTTATACGATGCAAGTCCCTTGATCATCTTAGCAACAATTTGATTTGTTTCATCACGTATAGTCATATTCATTCTCCTTTTCCAAAAAACAATTCACGCATACCTTCCATTACTACGTAGTATGCCTTGCGTTCAACAACACTAAACTGCTCAGTCCATTCATCAAAACCTTCTTCGCGAACATCATCCATATACTGAAGAGCTTCTAGAATACCTGAACCATGATCCATTGCAAATGTGCTAATAATTGAAGTGGCTTCTGCTTGCGTCATTTCTCTCTCCATTCCTTATATTATTAATATACGATATTTTGAAAAAAATAGCAACAGAAAAAAAACCTAATGATTTCAACGGGTTAGGATTTTAGTAAAAAATCCAATGATTTCAAGGGGTTAAAAAAACCTAATGATTTCAACGGGTTAGATTTTTGATATTTTTGTGGCTTTTTTTATGAAAATATCATATTATAAAGAATAGGCAAACAGGAGAGAGAAAAATGACAAATTATAAATCTAAATTTCTTACTCAATTAATCCCTTCAACCGAACAAAATACCGATTTCTTAATCGATATTTTAGAAAAAGTTTTAGATTCAAATCTTATTAATAAATCTGAAAAAGAACAATTATGGTATATTCTCGATTCATCTTTTAATCAGGTTCAAATTTTAGATCAAAAAGAATATTTGGAAAATATTCCTTTCACCGAATTCCTTTTAGAAAACTGCCCTTCATTATCCCAACCTAAAACAAATATTAATTAAGGAGGAATATAATATGAAGGTTGTTGTAAGAAATGAATTGGCTGGAATCAAAGCATATTCACATATGCCTCAGACATATGAATTTGAAGGAGAGGTAGTAGCTACACCTAAATGGGTGCCATATGAGGCTATTGCTCTAACTACTGGTAATAAATCTTTTCCTATTAGAATTATTGACCGTAGTAACATTATATCTATGGATGAAGAAATAGTCAACAGAAAAAAGCAGGTTGACACAAAAAAAGTTTTTGTTGTCAAAGGATCAAAAGGCAATGAGTATGTTGTGACCGTTGAAGGCACAAATAAATCTTGCACTTGTCAGGCTTTTATGTATCGTAGGTCTTGCCGTCATATTGCAGAAGCGGTATAATAAAATAATGGAGGTGTAAATGTTTTTTGGTCGTCGCAAGAAGACTATCAATTTTAAGGAACCGGATTATGTTGAGAATCCGTTGATTACCTTTGAATGGAATAAAGTGTTGATTGTTACAGATGATGGACATGTATTGGTAGTAGAAGAAAAACCAAAGCGCGGTCGCAGCAAAAAGGAAGAAGATAGTGAAGATTAACACAGAAAGCTCTTTCCTTAAACAAGATGCTATTGATATTATTGAAAGAGAATATAATGCCAAATATGTGCTAGAGACTGATCTTCTAGGTAAGGATCAATACTCTGGAGCTACGTTCTGGGGTAATAGACCAGCTGCAATCTTCTATACAGAAAAAACTCATCCTAAAGGTTCGAACTACTTTGCTCTATACTTTAGAGGTGATTCTCTTATGATTACAGACGGATTACCTTCAATTAAGGATGTAGTGTTTAGTGGTATTGAGGCAGAAGGCGAAGTAGTATATTCTCGTTATCGTCATGACTTTCGTGAAGGTAAGAACGGAGCATTTGTGGATGGTGGACGAGATTATTTTAAGTATGGTGGGGATCGTTTCGACGATTACAACATTGTTAAATTCAAAGTAGTCGGTGATCATTTGGAGATCATAGAATGAATGGTGGCTGGGCGGGATCTGAAAGCATAGTGCAAAAGGTTGAGCTATTAGAACAAGAGATCGAGCGGTTGCGGGAGCAATATGACCGCATGGCGTCTCTGGCTATAGATAACGCCAAAGATACGGAACGAGCAATGCGGTTTCGGGGAGCACTACGGGAAATTTGTGAGGTGTATGCGGGATCTGAAGGAATACCTCAACCTATGACGGCAGCAGAAGGCTATTTGTTGTCGCTTCTTAAGGAAACCGTGGGGATTGCACAAGAAGCACTACTGAAGGAGAAAGAGTGATGGATATTGTTGAGCGGTTGCGTGATACGACAGGAATCCATGAGGAATTGATTTACGAAGCCGCAGACGAGATTGAGCGGTTGCGGGAGTACGAGCGTCTAGTCAAATTCATTGCCAACGATTACCACGAACTGAGCCACGAGAAGACACAGTGGCAGCGTGATGACTGGAAGAAACGGTGCATCGCCATTCAACAAAAGGAGAGCGAGATTGGTGATGAATTATTAGTACATAATTTTATTATCTGAACTTGAATTGCTTAAGATACACTACGAAGGTACGATTATGTATATTTGGAGTAATAGCTTTATCACCTATTATGGCGGTAGAAGCATTTGCTAATGAAAAGCCAACAGGAGAACCATTAGAAGATTCAGTAAAAATGACTCTTATGGGAGCTAAGAAGAAAGATGGTACAATGATGTATCTTGGAAATGGTTCTTCTATGACTCTTGGCAACTTTCCTCAATATGATCCTGACAAACAGGTATCAATGGCAGTGGGTGATGATGGTAATCTTTGGTTAAAGAGTAAAGATGGTGAATGGAAGAGGGTTGTAACAGAATGAGTAATATTGTAGAAGAAATCTTAAAGAATGAAATTGAAGTATTGAAGTCTAAGTATCTTCCAGAGGATACTGGGCATCTTCGTACAGCTGTAAATGTATTAGAAGAGCGTATTAAAGAACTTCCTGTATCAGATCAAGCATACTTTACAGCTCATAACATCCAGCTTGAGATGATGAAAAGCTTTGATGAAAGACTTGATGGTTATAATAATACAAGAACTGAATTGTGGAATCGTCAATGGGCTATTGAGCAAGCATTAAAGTTTAATGAATCTAGTAAAATTGTTTCTACAGTTGATTCTACCATTGAGACTGCAGACAGGTTTTACGATTATATTAATACAAAGATTGTAGGATATCCAACCGAGTAAAAGAAAAGGGGGCCTCGGCCCCCTTTGATAGTTGAGCAGGTTGATCCTGCTTTTTATTACATGATGTTGTTAACAATAACTCTACGATAGTATGAGTTAGTACCAGTTGTGATAGTACCATCTGAAAGATCAGGTGTACCCTGTACTGAACGTGCAAATGGGTTTGCAACCATTCCGTAACGAGTCTTAAATCCGATCTTTGGCTGGAATGTATCTTGACCAACTGCACGAACCATCTGAAGTGGTACGTATGGGCAGTAGAAGAGACCAGCGTCGAATGCATTAGCACCCTTATAGCCAACTGTCATATAGTTGCCAGTAGTATATGGGTCAATGTAAACACGGAAGCGACCATTGAGAACACCAGCGAATGTAGATAGTACGAACTACTTCACGATTGATTTCAGCAAGAATTTCTGACTGAAGAATGTTAGCAAGTTCTGTTTCAGCATCAAGACCATGAACTGCCTTAAGATCTTGAGCAAGTTCAATAGTGTATTCTGCCTTGAGAGCACGTGACTTAGCAGTTACAGAAACCTTATCAATTGAGAAGGCCATTTCTGGGAATGATTCTGCAGCAGCGCCAAGAGCTTCAGCAGTAGATGTTGCCATACCACCCTTGAAGTTATAAGCATCTGCACCTGAAGCATGAGCAAAAGCACCTGAAGTACCAGTGTGTGCACCACCGATAGTGTTTGCACCTGCACCAGCGAACTGATCAGTTGACTTCATTGTGTTTACTTCGTCATAGAATGTTTCAGTACCCTTTGCAGAGCTGTTAGCATACTGTGAACGCATTGCGAAGATAAGACCAGTTGGTCCAGTCATTGGCTGTACGCCGCAGATATCATATGCAATAAGGTTAGGCATTGCACGACGAATAAGTGAGATAAGAATTGGATCGTAACCAGCAACACCTGTACCACCTGAAGCACCATAACCACCAGTAGTTACAGCATTGACTGGGCCTGCTTCAACAAGCATACCATTTTGCTGTGCATCAATTTTCATTTGCTTCTCAGTATTTTCAAGAAGCTGAGCAATAACTGCACGCTTGTGGTTTTCTGCAATTCTAGGAAGATCTTCGTGCTCAAGCACTGGCTTCCACTTTGCAATTAACTGTTCATTAAAACCGTTCATTTGTGTCTCCTTTTAGAGTTTATTACCTAAGTTATTTATGAAAAATTACTTTTTGTTGTTTTTAGAAATTGAAGAAACATACATTTGCATCATTGGATCAAGTGAAGGAGCCTTGGCTGGTTCTTCCACAGTTTCGCTAAGAAGTTGATCCTGTGCAACTTTTACTTCCGCATTCTTTGGGAAGTATGTTTCTTTAATGATGGAAACCTTCTTGCGAAATTCTTCAGCGTCAGAGAAGCTAACAGCTTCAGTAAGCTTTACGAACTTTTCTCTCTGAGTATCAGTCATTCCTTCTGAAAGAGAATCAGTGATATCTTTTACTTCCTTTTCACTGACAGTCTTTGAGAGCTCAATATTTTCTTCAGTAAGTTCATTTACTTTAGCCTTGAGTTCTTCAACTTCAGCAGCCATTGCCTCAACAACGCTTACTTGTTCATCAGGAATATTTACATAGTGTTCTTCGAAAACATCCTTAAGTCTAGCCATAAATGACTCAGCAATTTCAGTCTTGATATTAGTTTCAATTGCTAGTTTGTTTTCTGCAATCCATTGTGCAACTGCATAGTTAAGATAGTTATCAACATTCTCAACCATTTCTTCTTTAATTTCGTTAATTGATTCTTCTAGAGTCTTTGCATATGTTTCTGCAAGCTCAGTTGATGCTGCTTCATATTGATCTTCAAGTTTTGCAACATGAATGTTTACACGTGTTGAAACTGCAGCTTCAAATAGTGACTCTACCTTTGTTCTGAAATCTTCTGATAGATCTGAAGTGTCACCAAAAAGAAGAGCAAGGTCTTCCTTAATTGATGGCATTGGATCAGCTGGCTTACCTGAAGACTTGATAGTAGCCTTATTCTTTTCTGAATTATCACCAACTGCACCTGCAGCTGCCTTTACTGCGGCATCAGCTTCATCAGGTGTTGTTGCATTTGGGTTCATTTCTGCAGAACCAATTGATGCAATAAAAGCTGCTAGATCACCTTTATCAGCCTTAGTTGCATAATCAACCATTTTTGCAATAAGGTCAGAACGTGACACATCAGTTGGCTTAGCGGCGATAGTAGCCATGTTAGCTGCAGCAGATGCTTCTGCTTCATTAACCTCTACTTGATCGTCAATCTGATTAATATCGTTACTCATTAGTTTCTCCTTAAAGTTATATAATTTATTTATCTTTTTTATAGTTTTGAAAGGAAATGTTGGAATACTCTTAATTTGGCTTCAGATAAATCTGCTTTAGGAGCCTCTTTAATAATCTTCTTATGTGCTTCAACTGTCTGTGTTTTGATAATACCGTTATCCCAAACCCAGTCAACGCCTTCCATGATACCATTAACATAGGCATCAGGGGCGGAAGGGTCAGCTACAACGTCTGCCGCAGTTGCTAGATAAAAATCATCCTGAACTACATTAACACCATCAATTTCTTTTACAGATCCAAGACCTCTAGTTGACACACCAACCTGTACTCCACCATCAATAAGATTTCTAACGATTTGGCCCATAGGTGTTTCTAAAACCATGGCCTTACCGATGAAGTCATTATTATCTTGTTTCAATTCTGTAATCTTAATACAAACACGGTCAAGATTGATAGAGGGACCATTTGGATGACCTAATTCACCCATTGCTCTACCTTTATCAATGTAATTTTCAGTATATCTCTGAACTTCACGGGCAACAGTCTCTTTCATATATCTTCTGTTGTTACGATTAGTAACCTCAGTTTGAATGAAGGGACCAGTAATAAAAAGTTTATTACCTTTTCCCTCTTGTGTTTCTTCAGTGATAATTTGAAGATTTTCGTTAAGTTCAGTAATGAGTTTCATTTTTAGTTCCTATAAGCTATTGATACAGCTTTTAAATTTACACCAGCAATAGTATCAGTTGGTGACTTTTCTATTGTAGCTACTTCATAAGGTACGAGAGTTACATTAGCATAAGTTGCGGTAGTATTGGCTATTGTACATATAGTCAAAGAATTATTAGCATTAGTGACACGAACTACTTTAGCAAGGTTTACAGTATTACCTGTACCATTTAAAGCAATTTCAGTATTTAAAAATTTAAAAACTGCTGACATTATTAATATCCTTGACTGTTAGCAAACTGCAGTAGTTTTTCAATACCTTCTTCAGTTTGCAGTAATTCGTTAAAAATTTCTTTGTTTTCTTCTGATAAATTGTCATATAGATTATTTAGTGTTTTTTCTTCCGCCACTGAATATTTGCCTCCAGCATATGTAGTATCTTCACCCCCAGCAGCTACGTTTCCAAGAGTAGGCGGAAGTTTAAATTTTTGTTTGAATGCTTGGGGTGACATGGCCTGCATTCTATCGCAACTGTCTTTTGTCATATCATGTGAAGAACCTTTAGGTGCACCCTGACCTTCTCTCTTTTCTTCAGCTTCTTCACTTTGAGCTGGATCATAGTAAGTTACAGCTTCTGTCGTTGCATCAACTACATCTCTAGTTGATGGTCCTCCGGATCTTGAATGTACTCTCAATACACCTTCACTATCTCTTCTAAGAAATGGTTTTTTAGCTTTTCTATCCGAAGATGCTGTTTCAGGATCAACTGATTCAGCTTTCATCTTACCAAGAGATACTTTTGCTCTTGGTGCATCTTCAATAGCTTTACCTGATTTAATAGTAGCCATAAATCTATCATGAGAATGAGAAAGACTGTTTTGTAATTTTTCTCTATCAGCGGGTTTAGCTGTGTTAGCCAACATTGAAAGAGCTTTATTTACATGTTGAACATGAACTTGCTTCTTTTCACCATTATTGAAAACTAATGAATGGTGTTCGCCAACTGGCTTCTTTCTCATCTGGTTTACAATATTCTTATCAGCTTCTTGTTCACCACCTTCACCTGATTTAGATGCAGCTTGTTGACGATGCCAGGCAGCTGAACCAACCTTTGCTGGACGACCACGACCTTCTTCTAATTCCACTTCCTCATTCTTTACAAACTTAATAATTTTCTTGGCATCAGAAGTAGATGTTCTCATACCAATCTTACCTCTTAGGTCAATTGCTTTTTTGACAGCATCCTTTTGAGGTTCATTCATTTTTGTTTCATCAACCTGTTCAACTTCTTCTTTTTTTATTTTTGTAGCTTTTAGTAACCAAGAAGGAGTAGCTCCAGGTGCACGTTTAGCCGCATCTCTTGAAGCCTTAACTATTGTATCCATATGAGACTTAGGACGAGCTGGACTGCCTTTTGGTGCTTCGTTGATTTCAACTTCCTCCATAAAATATTTGCGATCTGCAGTAGTTACAGCAGAACCAGTTCTAATAGGAGTGCCTGTAAAATGAATAGTCTCACCCTTGCGATGCGCAGTAACATTGTTTCCAGTTTCATCTTTAAACTTTGTACTTTCACCATCATTTAATTTTTTAATGGCGTCTACATGTTCTGGATGAAGAATATAGGAATGAGAAGATGGATCATTGCTATGATACACTTTTGTCAATGTACCCCATGTATGAGCAGTTTTAAAAACATTCTGCATTTTTTCTTCTAATGCAACGTTATCCATCTTTTGGTTTTCCTTTATAGACCCAGTTACCTTACTCTTTGGCATTACTTTGGCTGATCTACCATTCATAGGGCTATTGAAATTATTAATTTTACTTTGAATCTTTCTAGCAGCAGATTCAATATGTTTTACATTGGGATCTTTTCTATTAGCTTTCACAATATGTTTACGTATAATCTCAGTTCTAACTTCTTTTTCCTGAGAATTTTCGTGTGATTTTTTAAGATCTTCTTGCTTTTCCATATTAGTTTTTCTTAATTAATTCTGCTGCTTCAAAAGCTTTTCTAAGAGCTGGGCTCTTTATTGATATTTCTTCTTTTGCAAGAACATGTTTTTCTGGATCTTTAGGATGCTTCTTAAGAACACCTCTACCAACCAACACATCTTTCATTGTTACTTTATCTCTAGGAGGAGCAAGAGCAGCAAGATCTTTTTCTTTATCTTCTTCTACTTGTTCAACTTCTTCTCCCATACGATTTAAAAAAGAACCATATGTTCCAGCCATTGAATCTGATTGAGTCGACATATCTGCTACTGATACAGCTGCTGGTTGTTCACGGAACATCATATAATCGTACACAGCATCAATCTGATCTTTAGCACGTGAGATCTTTGATTGTAACCAAGCCTCAAGTTGCATGTCATCTGACATCATACCAGCAAGTTCATCTGCCTTATGAGAAATTGCACGAAGTTCTGCTTTTGCCATTTCACCTTCATAATCAAATTCTACATCTTCAGTTACTTTTTTAGCTTGTGCAGTAGCAATAGCCATCTTCTTTGCCATTGGCATATCAGGATTTTCACGTCCAATAGCCTTGGCTATTTCTTTTCTTTTCTTCATTTCTGCATCAGTGAGTGAACGTTCATCAATCTCTTCTACTTCTTCTTTACGAATCTTTCCACCTTTAGAAATATAATCTTTTACTTTATCAGCAGCCATTTTACTTAAAGTTGATTTCATTTCTTCACCAGATTTTCTATAATTTTTCATAGATGGTTTAGAATGGCTAATATCTTTATCTTTAGTGTGTGCTGAATCCCAGTTCTTTGAAAGAGCTTCGTCAGTTTGTTCTACTTCTTCTTTACGCATCTTAGCAAGTACCGCACCAGCTACTCTTTTACCAGCCAATTTAGAACCGTATTTTTCTGCAGCTGATTTTGCAATCATATCAAAATACTTACCTGGTTTACCGATATCCTCACCTGCACGTGCTGCCTTAGCTGAAAGGGTTGCTTCATCAACAACTTCTTCTGTTGCATAGTAATCATCTTTTACCTTAAGACCTTTATCATAATTTTCTTTTGATTCATCTTCAGACTTATAGATTTCATAAGAAGCTGTTGGTTGATCTTTTTTTCTTTCAATTCCTTTGAATACATGGTCCTGATCAGTTATACCAGGAACAAGTTTCTTATTAAGCAATACTTTATGCATTGCCTTGAAATTCTTTTCCCCTTTTGATAGAGGCTCTGCTACTTCATGAATATCATTGGGTGATTTCATCTGATGGTTCCTCAATTTCTATTTCTTGTGTTTCGTATGAAATATCGTCCTGAGGCTCTTCATTTTGAATTTCAGGTGCTACTTCCTGGTCGAACATTGCTGATGCTATGGAAGATTTCATATCATTAATAATATCAGCTGCTTTAGATGTCATAACATCATCCAAAGCAGTTGTAAGATTAACAGCGTCCTTGTTCCAAGCATGAACTAAAATGTTTTCAATGTCACTCATCTTGCCTCCAAAAATCTTTAATTTTATTTATAAAAATAACAAAATTATCTACCAGCCCCGTCTATATTAGGCACAGTACCTGGTTTACGTTGTATTGTTTCTTGGTCCTGAGAGGTGTTGGTTGTTACATCTTCTTCGCCATCAGCGGTCTCAGGATAACTACCTTCATCTGCTATTTCCTGCATAATTTGTTCTATTTCTTCATCAGATTGCATGAGAACATTCTTACGAATCCATTTATCAGAATAAAAACGACCAATATAAGGAATAATATTTTGAAGGTTTTGAAGTCTATTTTGTAATACTTCGGCATTTTTAAATTCTTCAAAATGATTATCAATAGCAAAATCAAAGTTAATTGCATTTGATATAGCAGGCCAATCCTGTTCAGAAACAATACCCTTAAGGATAAGTTGCTTCTCTAGAGCCTTCATAAACAATTGTGAGAATCTCTTTCTAAGACGACCAGCAAACTTAGTAAACTTTACTTCATCTCTAGTAATTTCTGCAGCTCGACCAATATTAAAGCCTGATTCACTCTGCAAACGAGATGTAGGTACGTTTAATGATTGATATAATTTCTTTTGAAAATATTCAACATCTTGAATTTCACCAAGATTTTGACCAGCCGGTAACGTAGTAATTTCAGTACCACGGTTACCTTCACGACGAGGAAGCCAATAATCTTCCAACATAGTCATATACTTACGATCGTCTCTAACCTCACCTGATGTAGCATCATACACAAGACGATTCTTGTGCTTGACCATCATTTCTCTGAGATATTGTTCTGCTTTGATCTTAGGAAGATTACCGACATCAATATAGAAAATGCGGCGTTCAGGAGCACGAGAAATACGATAAATGACAGTAGCATCTTCTAGTGTTCTCAACTGATTAAGTGGACGGATAGCCTTTTGAAGATAAGAATAAACAAAAGCATTATTCTTATCCATAAGACCTGATGTTACATGTAAAATAGAATCTACAGATATCTTTACACCATTAACTGCACCGGCATCCATAGGAAGACCTGAATTGCCACCTGCAGGAAGGAAATTTCTTTCATTATAAACAAAATATTCATTTTGTTTTGCTGTAACCGTAATCATGCCCTTTGGTTTTTTACGAACTTCACGAACCTTACGAATTTTACGAGGATCAATGTAACGAAGTTCTTTGATACCTTGACGAGGATTTTGTTCATCAATGATTACATGGAAATACATTCTACCATCAATATACCATCTTTTAAAAATTTCATATGCTTCATTTTGAAAATTTAAAAGATCAAGAATGCTTTCAAATTCATCTCTTATCTTATTTTTAACTTGATCTGAATATTCAAGTTTGTCAACATTGATATCAACAACCTTATCAGCATCAGTATCAATAGCTTCATTGACAATATCATCAATGGCACGATCTATGTCTGCTTCTAAAGAAATTTCACGATATTTGGAGACTAATTCAGATTCGGTTCTTGCGGTACCATCAAGATCAATATAGGTACCATAGGCACCACCTGCAGCAACAATAACTGCACCATCATCATTGATCGTTGGTGCAAACGATTCAATGGGTTTCTCATCTTTTCTTTTGATTTCAAAGCCAAAAAGTGCCACAGCCATTTTATGCTACCCTTCTATATTCACTAAAATTATCATTATGTATTCTATATGCTATTGTACTGTAATTTACATTTTCTACAATAGCTGCTTCTTTTAAAGAAGCAAACTTACCATAAGGGGTCAAAATATAGCCTTTAAAGGCATTATTATTTTTGCCTTTTTGATTTACATGAGGTCTTTTACCTTTCATATTATTTCTATGAGAGGCAGATTTAGGTTTTTGCATTTTTATTATAGATTCTATTGAATGCTTTTTACCATAAAATGGGTGGTTAGACCCTTTTAATTTACCGTAATTATGATTAGCTTGTCCTCTTTTAACAGAACAAGTAATATCAATAGATTTATTATCAGTTTTATTGAGAAAGAAATCTTTTGATACTACTTTTAATCTTCTTAATACTTTATGTTCCCAGAGTCTAGCTTTATCAATATTATTAAATGTTTTTCTAATTTGAATAATATCTGGATCACCATGTAAACTAGCAAACTCTTTAACATATTTTGAAGAAGTTTTATATCTTATCCACAAATCTTCTGGCCTGCTATTTTTAGCAAACCTTACACCATAATAGAACATATTTAATTTTGACCATCCTAAAAGATATGTGTAAGCCATACTATATTTTTCCTTAGAGAAAGAGGGCCGTCTTACTATTTATGACGGCCCTATCCCTAATGGTTATGATCCACCTGCGTTGCCAGTGATACTATTCAATACTTCAAATGTATCGTATACGAACTGTACCTGGAACTCTTCAATTTCATCACTTGAATTCCAAGCAACATCAATTGGAGAAATTACTTGAGGGAATATACCGTTGAATTGATATACTCTAAGCACTTCACCAGCTTTACCAAATTGGGTAACTGTTGCTTGTGACTTGTAAAGAGAAGGTGCTCCAGATCCAAGAGCTGTAACGTTTTGTTGATAAAGATTGATATAGTTATTCCACTGTTCCATAGCATTACGTACTAGGAAGTCTTCATCATTGATGATTGTTACTGTCCATGTATCAAACGTACGGTCTCCTGCAATCTTAAGTCTTCTTCCAAAGTAAGGAACTTCAATTACACCAATTTGAGAACTAGGTAATTGAGCTGCTCTACAAAGGAAAGGAAGCTTAATATCAGCAACCGGATTTATTGGGTTGCTGATGATTACTTGGAATAGACTAGGACGTGCACCACCGAACGCAAGCTGGGCACGAATGTCATTAATATTGAAAGCCATTTGTCATTCTCCCCTTAGAACTTGCCTACGATTTCATCAAACTCTACCCCAGTGCGTACTGCAACGAAGTTAAGTTGGATGAAGTTAATTGAACGAGCTGGCTTCACATAGATATCACCACGGAACTCGTTGCGATCGATAACTTCTGGAGTGTTGTTTGTTGTGTCGCAAACTACTCTGAAGTCATAGATACCACGGCGTCCCTGAATGTCACGTAGATAAGGCTCTACGAGATTACGGAAAGCTGCTCTTGTGAAATCATCATTGAACTCAAATAGTGAAGACTGAGCTGCTTTAGCAATTGCCTTCTCAAGTACAATGAACAATCTACGAACGTTGATACGATCAAACGCTGAAGGTCTTGCAAGAAGTGTCTTATCACCATATAGAACCACACCTTGACCAGGGAAGTTAACTACTGGATTAATACCATTCTTATAAAGTTGATCACGTCCTGCTTTATCAGGATTATAAGCCAACTTAACAACATTCTTGATACTACCACGATTGAACCCAGCAGGTGAGAACCATGGATCACGAACATTATCAGTTCTTACACACAAACCAGCGATATCACCATTGAGTGGAACCCAACGATACTTATCATTGTATTTGTCGTATTGATACTTATAACCAGAATCAAGTACGGCATAAGATGTTGAACGAAGTGCATTTCTGAAATTGGTAAGATTTGTAATTTCCTGACCAGGAACATTAACAACATCGCTGCTTTGTGGAGAAATGAAAGCTACGCAATCTTTTCTTACTTCGCAGATATTATCAATGATGTAGTTTGCAATCTGTTCACCGTATGTTCCACCACGTGTATGACCAGTAAGAACAAGAGAAATATCCACCTCTTCAGCAGAAGCAAATTTATCATATGCTGTTAATACCTTAGATACAGCAATAGAGGTTTCAGCATCGTCTGTTGATGA